CCCGCCTCTCGGCTCCATACAAAGACGGAAAGCAAAAATGCGTGAAAATATAATCGGGAAGTGCAAATAAAAACCGCCCCACTAGGGGGCGGAATCTCCAAATCGTTCAACTGGAATATTTAATGCATTGGCCAATCTGATGGCTGTTTTAACCTCGATCTGACCGAGGTCGATCTCTCCGGACTCATATTTCGCAATAGACCGTCGGCTGGTTCCGGCCATATCTCCAAGAGCCTGCTGGGTCAGACCGGCGGATTTTCTGATGGATTTAAATTCCGGCCCTGTCATATTTACTCCTTCCAAGGGAGCTCACGCCCGTTTTTATAGCACCAGCCCTTGTTCTCGTCGTATTTGATATAGCTGTAATCATTGAGAGAATGAGCCAGTTCTGCTCGATAGGTTTGTTCATCGCTAAAATAAACGCAGCCATCCTCGTCCTGCTCAATCCAGTATCCGTTTCCATCATAAATTGTCTTCATATCATTTACCTCCTTGGATTTTCCATCTTGATAGTATTATTATATGCCTTTTAATTCGCATTTTCAATTGACGAAACAAACAAAAATGTGACTTTTGATTCTCACATTTGCACAATATGCCTCTCCTCGCCGCATGAGGCGGGCGGTGGCACCAACAGCGTGCCGGAGTATGCCAGGGGTAAGTGATTGCCCAGAGAAACGATTTAGATACTCGGCAGTGGCACCGGACGCTGTACCATTGAGCGGTGGCGGAATAGACACCCTACAGCGGGTGGTAAATCCCATAAATGCCCCCTGCGCGGGGCGGGCAAGAGTAGACGCTTACCGAGTAAGACCATACGGGCGCTTGCGCTCGTCTCGACTGATTAGGTCATGTGAGGTGCAGATCCTCACCCGCTCAAACAGGCGACACAGCCGCTTTAGTGCTGTGGCGGTGCAGGGCTTGGGAACGCTTACGTCTGCACCAGAATAAAGCGCCAGAGATTGGGCCCATCACTCTTGAACTGGGCCTGAGGCCCGCGGAAAGCCTGACCAAACCCGCAGCATACCCCAAAAGGGGTATATATACCGCGCCCTGTTGCACGAGACGGGGACGGGACCGAAAGGTGGTGAGCCCATTGTGGCGAAAGGCAAATATCAACGGTGGCTGGAGCCGGATGGGCTTCTGCTGCTTGAAGGATGGGCACGAGACGGGCTGACAGTTGAACAGATCGCCCACAATATGGGGATTACTGCAAAAACATTATATGAGTGGAAAAATGCTCATAGTGAGATTTGTGAGGCCCTAAAAAAAGGAAAAGAAGTCGTTGACTACCAGGTTGAAAACGCTTTGTTGGCATCTGCATTGGATGGTAACACCACAGCACAGATTTTTTGGCTGAAGAACCGAAGACCGGACAGGTGGAGGGACAAGCCCATCGAAAAAACAAGTGAGGATATGGAAGTCAAGGTGGTCATAGATGTCTGAGGTGCGCTTATCTACTGTACTTGGCCCCGCATTTCATTTGCTGGCCCGTGATGTATTTCAGCACGGACATACACACTACGACCTGTCCGGTGGCCGAGGCTCACTGAAATCCTCCTGTGTGTCCTTACTAGTTCCGTTGCTGCTGATAAACAACCCAGGGACTCACGCCCTTGTGCTCCGAAAGGTAGCTAATACGATTCGAGACAGTGTATACGCACAATATCTCTGGGGCATTGGAGAGCTTGGAATGGCAGCATACTGGGATGCAAAGGTGCAGCCTATGGAACTGATTTATAGGCCAACCGGCCAGAAAATTATGTTCCGGGGTGCGGATGATCCCATGAAAATCAAGTCTATCAAGGTTCCCTTTGGCTATATCGCCGTTACCCATTTTGAGGAGAAAGATCAGTTCGCTGGTCGGGCTGAGATCCGAACTATACTGCAATCTACCATGAGAGGTGGGTCGAAGTTCTGGAATTTTGAGAGCTACAATCCACCAATCAGCCGGGATAACTGGGCCAACAAGGACAGTTTGGAGGAGCGGGTGGACAGGCTGTGCCACAAGAGTACATACCTTGAGGCTCCGCCAGAGTGGCTGGGAGCGCAGTTTCTGGCGGAAGCCGAGCACCTGAGAGCGGTGGATGAGCGGGCCTATCAGCACGAGTACCTCGGCATCCCGGTGGGCACTGGGGGGAATGTGTTCGACAATCTGGAACTGCGGGACATCACGGACGCGGAAGTGGCGTCCTTTGACCATATCTACCAGGGCGTAGACTGGGGATGGTTCCCTGACCCATTTGCGTTTGTCCGGGTCCACTACGACAGAGCGCGTGAGACGATATATTTGGTGGATGAAATTTATGAGAACAAGCTGACCAACGACGCCAGCGGGCAGAAGATAAAGGAGAAGGGGTACACCGACGCCTATATCACCTGCGACAGTGCTGAGCCGAAGTCGGCGGCGGACTACCGGGCCATGGGCCTGCCTGCAAAGGAGGCCATCAAGGGGCCTGGGAGCGTGGAGTACGGAATGAAATGGCTCCAGCGGCGGAAGATCGTTATAGACCGCAGAAGAACGCCAAATGCGGCGCGTGAATTTGTGAGTTACGAGTATGAGCGGGACAAGGACGGAGAGATCATCAGCGGATACCCCGATGCAAATAACCACGCCATAGATGCAACACGGTACGCCCTGGAGCGGGTATTCAGGCGCATGGGAGTGATAGCATGACCATCATAGACAAACTGAAATCATTGGGCTTTGCCACCATCAACGAGGGATTTTACGGTAAGGTCCAGGAGTGGAAGTCCTGGTATGAGGGCGACGTGAAGGGATTTCATCGTTACCGGGTGCGCAATGGGGCCGGGATTGTGCGGTGCAAGCGGTACACGCTCAACATGGGGAAGAAGATCCCGGAGGACTGGGCAAATCTCCTGATGAATGAGCGGGTTGAAATTACCCTGGACGGAACGAAAGAGCAGGAGTTTATTGACCGGGTGCTGGAAGAGAACAATTTCCGGGTGCGCTCAAACGAGATGCAGGAAATGGCCTTCGCTCTTGGCACGGTGGCTTTTATCCCCCGCGTGGTTGGCATGGGGTTCACCGAGGCGGGGCCCGTTCCCGGAAGCGCCACAGATATCATCATCGACTATGTGACGGTGGAGCATATCTGGCCCCTGGCCTGGCAGAACGGCATTATTACCGAGTGTGCCTTTGACAATATCGTCAATGTCAATGGGGACGATTACTGCTACCTGCAAATCCACAGGAAGGTCAACGGCCTGTATGACATTGAGAACCGGCTGTATACATACCGCAACCAGAACGTGGATGCTGAGGTGCCGATGGCATCGGTGCAGGGATTTGAGAGGGTGCCGCCCGTGGTTCACACCGGAAGTAACCGGCGGCAATTCGTCATTGACCGGCCCAATATCGCCAACAACTTCGATTACTCCATCCCACTCGGGATTTCGGTCTACGCCAACGCTATCGACAGCATGAAGGGCGTGGATATTGCCTTTGACAGCTACGTCAATGAGTTTGTACTTGGGAAAAAACGGGTGATGGTCAAGCCGTCCGCCCAGCAGTATTTGGATGGTGAGCCTGTCTTTGACCCTGATGATCTTGCCTATTATGTGTTGCCGGAGGATATCGAGAGCGGAGCCGCCATCCAGCCCATTGATATGAAACTCCGAACGTCGGAACACACTCAGGGAGTGCAGACCCAGCTTAATCTGCTGTCCAGCAAGTGCGGATTTGGCGAGACCTACTACCGATTTGACGGCGGGAACATCACCACCGCCACCCAGGTCATCAGCGAGAATTCCACCATGTTCCGCACCATCAAGAAGCACGAAATTATCTTGGAGAGCGCCATCAAGGAGCTGTGCCGGATCATTCTCCACCTCGGCAACACGGCAATGGGGGCGGGGCTGAATGAGGATGCAGAGGTCACCATTGACTTCGATGATTCCATCATCGAGGACAAGACGACTGAACGGAACAACGACCGCCAAGACCTTGCGGCGGGCATCATGAATCCGTGGGAATACCGCATGAAGTGGTATAACGAGGACGAGGCCACAGCAAAGAAGATGCTCCCCAAGATGGAGGATATGACGGACGAGGAGGAAGAGGAGATTGAATGAAATATCCCTTCACTCCAGAACTATTAGACTCCCTCCCGGAAGAGCTGGCGGAGCTGTACCGCTCCCTTGAACTGAAACTTCTGGATGAAATTTGTTCCCGCCTGAAAATCGCCGGTGAGCTGAACGAAGTGGCGGTACAGGATATCCGAGCGCTACGCTCCCACGGTATCGACCTGGGCGATATTGAGAAAGCCATCCAGCGAACCTCCAATCTCTCACGGAAGCAGCTGGACAAGCTGTTGGACGAGGTGGTGGAGCGGAACCAGCGATATTATACCGACCTCATTGATCTGGCAGGCGTGACCAAGCCAGAGACGATGGTGAGCGTAGAGGATACCTGGGCCATCTATGAGCAGACCCGGAAAGAACTGCAAAACCTGACCCGATCCATGGGCTTTTTGGTGGACAATGGGCGGACGATGTTAGCACCGGCAAAAGCCTATCAGTGGGCGCTGGACAGCGCGGAGATGCAGGTCATGAGCGGGGCTGTCTCTTACAACCAGGCCATCAAAAGCGCCGTCAAGCAGCTTGCAGACAGTGGCCTCCGCATGGTGGACTATGAGAGCGGCCACCGTGACCATATTGACGTGGCGGCCCGTCGGGCGGTCATGGCAGGTGTATCTCAGCTGTGCGCAAAGTACACGGAGCAGAGCGCAGAGTACCTGGAAACTCCATACTACGAGGTGTCGGCTCACATTGGGGCGCGGGACACCGGTGTGTTGTGGAAAAACCACAAAAGCTGGCAAGGCCGTGTGTACTCTGTCAGAACCGGAGACATCTATCCGAACATCTACGAGGTCTGCGGGCTTGGATTGGTGGATGGACTGGAGGGCGCAAACTGTCGGCATATCCGCCATGTGTGGGTGGAGGGTGTGTCTGAGCGCACTTACACAGACGAGCAGCTTGCCCACATTGATGACGGCCACGACGTGACTTATCAGGGCAAGCATTACACGGCCTATGAGGCCACTCAGCAGCAGAGAAAGATAGAACGAACCGTTCGAAAGCTAAAGCGGGAACAGACCGCATACAAGGCCGCAGGGCTGGAAGAGGACGCTCAATCGGTGACAGCCCGCATTCGGCGGCTAAACGCAGAATATAAGTCGTTCAGCGAGGCGGCGGGGCTGCCGTTGCAGCGGGAGCGGATGAAAGTTACCTATACCGATGTGGCATCTGAGCAAATGGCTTCAGCCCTCAAAATACAGCGCGATGCGGAAGCACCGATCAGGCAGGCAATCCAAAGCGGTGGGTATCCGTTGGAAATCAATCCAGAGAAACAAGCGCGGCATATGGCTGGTATGGCTATACCGGGTAGAAGTGTAATAACGGTTTCTATGGAGGAGTTACAAGCCATCATAAACGCAAAGGCAGGTAGCGGGAAAATCAATCTTACAGATGATTTTAAAAAGTGGAAAAACACAGAAATTATTGATGCTGGAAAAGAAATTGGCTATACGATCAACAGAAATGGTGATATAATGATTGCAAGAAGCATCAAAATCCACTACAGTAAAAGCGGCACTCATGGTGTCCCATTTTCGGGGAGGTGGAAAAAATGATAATTGAAAATCCAGAGATCTATTTTGGGAAAATAATTAAAGTTTATTCCACGAGCGGGCGCATAACGATGGGGGAGCTCTATGGGTATGATTACGACTTCGACGATGATGGAAATGAGTTTCTGGAGTTCGACGTAGAGAATGAAAACGGTTTGCTAATCGGATTTACGGAAGATGAGATTAACCGCATCGAAATTGTCGGGGGAAGCGAATGACAAAAAAGATCAACGGAAGAATGTGGTACTGCTGCCCGCACTGCGGGAAAGCACTTTTTCCAATCCGGCCAGATACGAAGGTACAAAACATGCCATTCCGATGCAAAGCATGTAAGCACGATATCGAAGTGAATATTGCATAGAGCCAAGAGCCTGTGAGCCAAGAGCCATTGAACCGGTTACGAACTGTAACGGTTTGATGGCTCTTTCTATTTTGCCGAGAGGCGTAAAACCGCAGGGCGACGGCCCTGACAAAAAACGGAGGTATTTATGAGCGAACCTATCAATAACCCTACCCCGGCCCCTGCGCCGGAGCCCGCCCCTGAGAAAACCTTCACTCAGGCGGAGGTTGACACCTTGATTGGCAAACGGCTTGCAAAAGCCATGAAGGGCATGCCCAGCGAGGAAGAAATGACCGCTTTCCGTACATGGAAGGAAGGTCAGGCTGGTGAGAAAGAACGCTGGGATAAGCTGACCGGAGAGCGGGATACGCTGGCCGGAAGGCTTACCGCCGCAGAGGCGGAGCGGGACCAGCTGAAGCGGGACCTGTATCTGGCCCAAAAGGGCCTGACCGGCGAGGAGGCGGAGTTTATCGCTTTCAAGGCAGGGAAGATGGTGAACGATAAGACCACCTTTGAGCAGGCTGTGGACGCGCTGACCGCTGACCGCAAAAAGACCACTTTTGACTGGACCGCTCCTGTGGGTGGCGGAAGCTCCAAAACAGGAGAAAACGACCTGATGAATGCCCTGATTCGGGGCGCACTGAAATGAAAGGAGAACCTAAATGGCTGTTGATATTATTGATAGAAGTAAACTTTCCGGGCTTATTCCTGAACCCGTGACCCGTGAGATTATCCAGGGAGCCGTAACGGAGTCCGCCGTGCTGCGAATGGCCAGACGGCTGCCAAACATGACCAGTAAGACTCAGACCCTTAACGTGCTGGACGCACTGCCCACCGCCTACTTTGTGAACGGCGAGGCTACGACTGGAGCGTCTGACTCCAAGGCATCCCTCAAAAAGACCACCAACATGGCATGGGACAAGAAAAAGATCTACGCCGAGGAGATTGCAGTTATCGTGCCAATCCCTGAGGCGGTGCTGGATGACAGCGACTACGACATCTGGGGTGAAGTACGCCCCCGTCTCCAGGAAGCATTCGGCAAGGTCATCGACGCCGCTATTCTGTATGGAACGGACAAGCCCACCTCCTGGCGTGATGGCTTGGTCCCTTCTGCTACCACTGCAAACGCTGTTGTGACTGCTACCAGCGATATTTTCAAGGACATCATGGGCGAGGGCGGCGTGATCGCCAAGGTAGAAGAGAGCGGTTACATCCCCAATGGTGTAATGGCCGCCATCCAGATGCGTGCCAAGTTGCGCGGCCTGGTTGACAAGAATGGACAGCCCATCTTCAAGACCGACATGCAGGGTGATACCCGCTACGCACTGGACGGCATGAGTATGTATTTCCCTGTAAACGGCGCTTACGATCCGGAGGAATCCCTTGCCATCGTAGGCGATTGGAGCCAGCTGGTCTACGCCATTCGGCAGGATATGACCTTCAAGATTTTTGACAGCGGCGTGGTGCAGGACCCCACTACCGGGAATATCCTGTATAACCTGATGCAGAACGACATGGTGGCCCTCCGCGCCGTTATGAGGCTAGGCTGGGAGATCCCCAATCCCATCAATGCATATAACGTGGGCCTGGAAAATGCTTTCCCTTTTGCTGTTTACGCACCGGCGGGGGGTTAAGCGCGCGCCTCTCGGGGCTGACGATTGGCGCGCTAACACTCACTCCGACGTTTGACCCAGATACGACGGAGTACACAGCCACAACGACCAACGCAACAAACACTGTAACGGCCACACCAGAGGACGAGGATGCAACTGTGACCATCCTTAACGGAGAGAGCCCTGTTGACAACGGCACGGCGGCAACTTGGACGGAGGGGGCTAACACCCTGACCATCACTGTGAAAAACGGGGTAGCCCAGAAGGTTTATACCGTCACCATCACAAAATCGGTCTAAAAGGAGGCTCTATAATGGCTTATGTAGACTATGGGTATTACACAACCACATACCTTGGGACAGCCATTATGGCATCCGATTTCCCACGCCTGTCTCTGCGTGCAAGTTCGTTTTTGGACTACTATACACAGGGACGGGCAGCTCAAAACAAGGATCTGGATGCCGTGAAGATGGCTTGCTGCGCTGTCGCTGAACAGTATCAGGCCATCGACACGGCCCAGGCACTGGCGCAGAAGTCTTTGTCTGCTGCACTGTCCCAGGATGGCGGAGAACTTAAGAGCCAGACTGTGGGAAGCTGGTCTAAGACTTACCAGAGCGGAGGCGAGAGTGCGGCACAGGCGGCCGCCTCCGCCACCTCCGTAAAAGCTGGCCTGGCGGAAGCGGCGAATATGTACCTGGCCGGGACCGGCCTGCTCTACCGGGGAAGGGGGTGCGTCTGTGTTCCCCCATACTGTGACGCTCTATAACGTGTCGGTGGAGATTGACCCGGCCACTATGAAGGAAACGACGGTCAACCATATCACAGTGCTGGAAGGCGTTCTTCTGGATGCGGTGAAGGGGAAAAACGTCAACGAGAGCGGACTTGTGGACGCCGATGCTGTAACACTCTACATACCGACCAACGCATCCGCCACTGACGGTGTGACCGGCGAGAAGAAGCGTTACGTTGGACCCGTGGAGTTTTGGAACGGCGAGAGCCGGGACGGGATGTGGACCCTATCTCCCGGGCAGAACACCTTTTTTGTCAAGGGGAAGGCCATCCACCCGGACTGGAGTAGCCAGAAGATATCAGCCGCCTATGACTACGTCTATGACGTGAAAACGGTTGACTTCAAGGACTTCGGGGGGGAGATGTCCCACTGGGAAGTAGGTGGAGCCTGATGTTGAAATTCAATGTGCATACGTCCGGCCTGGATTCACTGCGCGAAAAAGTTTCATCTGCAAGCGATAAAGCAGCCCACATAGTGGCAATGCAGGTCCGCAAGGATACATCGCCATATGTTCCGGCGCTGACAGGCAGCCTGGACAAGCGGACGCGCGTCGATGGGGGCGAAATCATCTATCCGGGCCCATACGCCCGATATCTGTATTTTGGGAAGCTGATGGTGGACCCCGCTACCGGCAGTAGCTACGCGCAGAAAGGTAGTACAAAGGTGCTAACAGACAAGAACCTGGTATTCAACAAGGCCATGCACGGACAGGCACAATCCCACTGGTTCGAGGCCAGCAAGGCCGAAAATCTGGAGAAATGGGTCCGTGTGGCGGACAAGGCGGTGAAACATGATCTCTGAAAAACGGGAAAAGCCGCGGATGCTGGCGACGGCGGAAGAGGTAGACAAAATCTCCCGCTCCATGAACGTGTGGGTGAACACCTTTCCTGAAAAGCCGGTCACGATGATCAAGTACGAATCGCTGGACACCGCAATCGGGGAAGAGACAGCCATGGCCCTGTCCACCATCCAGGGGACCTATATTACCAAGCAGTACATTTTGGGCGGATACCAGGCGGAGTATCAATTCAAACTGATCTACCGCATCAAGCCTGGAAACAGCAACGACCGGAGATTGGAAGCAGACGAGCTACTGAACCACTTCGGGGACTGGGCCAGGAAGAACCTGCCCGACCTTGGAGATGGGGTTCGTGCGCTGAAGGTAGAGCCGACAACCCAATCTTCCAAATTCGCCTCCTATGAGGGGGGCATTGAGGATTACCAGATTTTAATGAAGCTGACCTATGAGGTCGGCGTGTGAAAGGAGAAGCAAAATGCCTAATTCTGATTTAACATTTAACACCACGCCCGGCCAGACCGTGGGCCGAGAAATGTTGATTGCTTATCTAAACACAGGGGAAAATGAGACACCTAAGTGGTCTCCAATCGGCAAGCGAGTGGAGGACAGCTCCTCTGAATACGACTGGCAAACCGAAACAAAAGTGGATATTTTCGGAAATACTTACACAAATGGAAAGAAGCCTACAATTACTCAGACATTTGATCCGTGTGAACTGGATGCAGACGATGCGGCACAGAAGAAGATTTGGAATTTGGCTATCAAAGATCAGAATGTCAATGCTTTGATGAACCAAGATATGCTGATAGTTCATCTGTATGCAGGAACAGCCAACACGGCGGTGTTTGCGGAGCGGTATTCTTCCTGTTCCATTCTTCCTAGTGGGCTTGGAGGAGAAGGGGGCGGCACCATCGGAATGCCTCTTGATGTGACCTATGGAGGAACACGGACTGTTGGAACAGCATCTATTAGCGGCGGAACAGTCACATTTACAACGGAAGAAGTAGGGGTCTAACACATGAAAGAATTGAATTTTGATAGCGGACTCGTTGCCTATTCATTAAATGGAAAGTTTGAAGTATCTTTCAACCCAACTGACAGCAATTTTGTAGAGCGTGTGTATTCTGCTTTTGAGGACTTGGATAAGAAGCAGGAGAGCTACAAGGCTCAGATTGAGAAGATGGCGGACAAGAAGGAAATCTTCGAGTTTGCCAGGGAGCGGGATGCGGAGATGCGCGGTATCATCGATGGCGTATTTGATGCGCCTGTGAGCGAGGCGGTGTTCGGAGGGATGAATGTCTATGCCATTGCAAACGGCCTCCCAGTATGGTGCAACCTGATGATGGCGGTCATGGATGAGATCGACACAACATTCACCAGAGAGCAAAAGCTGACCAACCCGCGCATCAGCAAGTACACGGCAAAATATCAAAAGTATCAGAAGAAGTAACCAAAGGAGCACGCCATGAGCTATGGACTTCCAAAAAGCGTGGAGATAAACGGGAAAGAGTTTGCTATCCGCTATGATTATCGGGTAATTCTTGATATCTTCGAGGCCATGAACGACCCGGATTCCAGCGAGGAGGACCGCGCTCTTGACGTGCTCCAGATCTTCTACATCGACTTTGACGAACTGACCGACTATGACGCGGCTATGAAAGAGGTGTTCCGGTTCATCAACGGCGGCGAGGAGCCACTGGAGCAGAGAGGTCCCCACCTTGTGGACTGGCCGATGGACTTCCCCCGCATCATCGCCCCGGTCAATCGTGTGCTGGGCTATGAAGCCCGCGCTGTGGACTACGACATCGAAACTAACACGGGCGGGATACACTGGTGGACTATTCTCTCTGCTTATTCAGAGATTGGAGACTGTTTATTCGCACAGATCGTCCGAATCCGCGACAAGAAGGCCAAGGGAAAGTCGCTAGACAAGTCTGACCGGGAATTTTACCGCAAAAACCGTGACATTATTGATATCAAGCATACCTACAGCGAAGCAGAAAACAAACTTGTAAGCTTCTGGACGGGCGCAAAATAAAACCGCCCCCGGAGGAGCGGCTAAGTCATCGTATGGAGCATTTTGTTAATTGTACTTGCGCAAGAGGAATACCATCACACTTTCCAGCAATTACGATTTGATCTCCATCCTTTAACTGAGCAATCAAATCTGTCTGGTCCCCGTTCTTTGGGAAAAAACATTGGATGGGATAAAGTCCATACCCGTCATTTGTTTCAATGGAAATGCAAGGGGCTTTTGTCACGATATCCTGTCCAATATTTTGAATGGTCCCAGTCACGACCAAAATTTTATCTTTGTATAGCGCATCTGCATTTACTGTATTCTCCTTATATGCCGCCCACAAATCAGTTGCAGAAATTGTGATTTCCTCCGGCTGGCTGTCCGGCGTTAAGTTATTGTCAAGCTGTGTGGAAATGTTTGATTGATGCGGGCTAGGTCTATCGTTTGACGAATTATCAGAATGGCCCTTAAAAGTAAGCGATAGAGCAGCAAGTGCAGCAACGACAATTACTACCGCAAAGGCAACATTTCCTTTGCTTCTCTTAGCTTGTTTCCTTGGAGAGTTCTCGCGATCGAAAGCGGTGGCCTCTGTCGTGTTTGATGCGTATTGACTATCTACCGCAAGATGAGAACCAGATATTTCCGTATTCACGACCCATACCTTGTCTTCTGGCGATATAAGAATCGAAACAGAACAATCTATCTTTTTCCCTTTTTGAAATAAAAGCGTATGCGGCCCATCTTGAGTGTAAACAGAGATTGTGTCCCCATTCCTCAAAGTCCCGACAACCTTACCGTCTAAAAGGACAGTAAAATCAACCGCACAACCCCACATGGACTTCTCCCTTGTGATTATGATTTCTTTATACCCATCCACATAAATCTTCCCCTTCAAGGTGGTGTTTTATATGTCCGCAGACGGTTCCATCGTCATTGAGACCAATATTGATGATAAAAACGCACAGCGGGAATTGACCCGCCTGAATAAACAAATCAAATCGATCGAGGATCAGCTTGCATCTAAAAAGCAGGGGCGACTGCCCCTTGAAAATAACCTGAACTCGGTCAACGCAAAGCTGGACGAGGCCCGGAAGCGGCTGGCAATGCTCCAGGATGAGCAGAACGCCATTAACTCCGCTATGCAAGCGGGAGCGACCGCAGATGATTATATGCGCGCCTATTCAGATAGCCCTATGGTCGAGGCCGCTCTGAAACAGCAGCAGGCCGAAGTTGACGCTATCGAAAAGGAGTGGAAACAGGCCGACAAGGCTCTTTCCGCTTACGATTCTAAGATTTCAGGTCTGGAGGCTAAACTGAACAGTGCAAAGGCGGAGGCCGGAGGTATCCAGCAGAATATGGCTAAAGCTGGTCCATCCGCCGAAAAGATGGCAAAATCCGTTGACAAGGCGCAGAAAAGTGCAAGTAAGTTCTCCATGCGTCTGCGGGAGGTCATCAGGAGTGCACTGATCTTTACCATCATCTCACAGGCACTTGCAAAATTCCGCGAATGGATGGGAAAAGTCATTAAGACGAATGACGAGGCTCGTGCTGCGATTGCCCGCTTGAAGGGTGCGCTGCTCACATTGGCGCAACCTTTAATTGACATCATTATACCAGCGTTTACCAAGTTTGTCGATATGCTGGCCAGAGTTATTTCGATGGCGGCGCATCTTACTGCGGCCCTTTTTGGGACTACAGCAGAACAAGCTGCTGAGTCCGCAGAAAATCTATATGATGAAACAGAAGCCATTGAGGGAACCGGGCAGGCAGCGGAGGAAGCAGAAAAGTCCCTTGCATCATTTGATGAGATCAATCAGCTTTCAGGTGGAAGCAAAAAAAGTTCCAATAAAAATCAGGAAATTGCACCCGATTTTTCCGCAGTTAATCAAAACAGCGGATGGTTACAACAAATGATGGAAAGCGTATCTGCGTGGGTCCCAGCTGCTCTGATGCTTGGAGGAATCGCGCTTGTCGCAATCGGTGCATCAATGGGAAGTCTGCTGCTCGTTATTTCCGGGCTTCTATTACTTGGAGCCGGGATTGCATTTGGCAAAGAAAACGATCAACTTCAATCGTGGGTCGATTCGCTTGGGCTGAACAGTGTACAGGAATTTGTGGTCATCGCTGTTATCCTTGGCGGAATTGCGATGGTAGCAATCGGAGCGGCAACAGCAAATATACTGCTCGTGATAGCGGGTCTTGTTTTGATTGGTGTGGCTATTTGGTATGCGGCACAGAGCGGTATGATGCAAGACTGGGCAGAAACCCTTGGACTTTCGAGAGCAGCGCAGTTTATAACTGCTGCACTTCTTATTGCTGGATTTGCGCTTGTCTGTATTGGGGCTGGTCTCGGGAACATTTTGATGGTAATATCCGGTATTGCTTTATTCGCTGCAGGAGTGTATGTGGGCATTGAAAGCGGGACACTGAAATCATGGGCGGAGACGCTTGGGCTTGATTCTGCGTTTGAGTATGTAGCAGCCGCTATCCAAATTGCCGGGATTGCGCTAATTTGCATTGGAGCGGCAATGACAAACATTTTTATGGTTGCCGCAGGGGCAGTCTTGCTTGCGGTTGGAATTACGGTAGAAGCACTTGGGGAGCAAACGTTGATGGCGTGGTGGGAGAAATTGAAATTGACCACTGTTGCCCAGTGGATTTCTGTGGCGTTACTTTTGGCCGGAATTGTAATGGTAGCCATTGCGGCAGCAACTGGGAATATCTTGCTCTTGATTGCAGGTGCAATCGTTCTTGGTCTTGGAATTGTTGCTTCGGTAAATGAAGGACGTTTGCAGGACTGGGTTGAAACATTGGGCCTTGAAAAAGTAATGGGATATGTAACTGCTGCAGTTTTGCTTGTCGCATTTGGACTTATTGCAATAGGTCTTATGACTGTGAATCCCGCCATGTTTATCGGTGGGGCTACATTGCTTATTGCTGGACTGATTGTCGGGAGAGAGAGTGGAACGCTTCAAAGCTGGGTTGAAACCCTGCATCTTGAAGAAGTGGCTGGATGGGTTTCCACCGCGATGTTGCTTGCCGGAATCGCTCTCGTTTCTATCGGCGCAATGACGTATAACTTGCCCATGGTGCTGGCTGGCATCGCGCTTCTTGGTGGTGGTGCGGCCCTTAAATTGGGAAGCAGTGGCACAAGTAGTAGCAGAGGCGGAGGCTTCAGCAGCAGAATGGCGGCCCCTCGTCTCGCCTTAGAGGATGTCCCTGCGCTGGCCCGTGGCGCTGTCATTCCGCCGAACCGTGAGTTCTTGGCGGTATTGGGGGATCAGAAAAGCGGAACAAACATCGAGGCTCCTACATCGGAAATCGAGGCTGCGGTCATGCGCGGAATCCAGCGGAGCGGGATAAACGGCCATGGAGGCAACCAGACTGTGATTCTGGAAGTGGACAAGCAGGTGCTGGGCCGTGTAACCTATCGGGCCAATCAAGCGGAAGGGAAACGAATCGGTGTGGAGCTGGTGGAGGTGTAATTTTGAGTTACATCAAACTGAATGGGCGGGAATTTGATGCGGACATCGCTATCTCGGCCTACAACCGGAACTTCAATGTGCTGGATGGGGACAATGCGGGCCGTGTCCTCTCCGGTCTAATGATTCGAGATATCATCGGCACATACCTTGGTCACAAAATCACCGTGTTTCGGCGCGGAGACGACTATAAAGGGCTGGATGACTTTTGGGACTATCTCTATCAGCACTCCATTGATGATTCTGTTCTACTGGAGGCGGCTGATGGCCAGAAGACCATCAGCTACCAAGCCTACTACACCAGTGCATCTCAGGACATTGAGAAGGTGGAAAACGGGGTGACCTACTGGGGCGAGATTGAAGTGAGCTTTGTACCCATGGACGCACAGCTAAAGCCGTGAGGTGATACGAGATGGCGAACACGACTAAAATCGTATATGACGGACGAACATACACCGGGACAGAGATACAGAACGGAAATATGAGACTGGCTACATCTCTGCTTTCGTCCTCTCTGGAGAGCAATACGTTCAACGTGACTTTGAAAAGCCCAAACAAGAATCTGACCAATTTCTCCAGAAACGCTCCTATCACAGTGTTCAACGGTGAGCGTCAACTCGGGATATTTTATGTCCAGGACGTGAAGAGAACTGCAGCTGATTTGTACAAGGTTTCGGCTACATCTGCGGTCGGTATATTGAGTGATGGTAACCACTACGGCGGCATCTATACAGGGCAGACTGCTGAATCCATTATCGGTAGCATCTGCGGGTCAGTAAAGTATGATATCCAGAACAAGCTGCGGCCCATAAAGTTATATGGCTGGCTCCCCATTGCAACACCGAGAGACAACCTCGCCCAAGTCCTGTTTGCGATGGGGGCCACTCTCCGAACAGACTTGAACGGCGTGTTACGGATCGAGGAGCTGTGGGATGGGCTGAGTGGTGACATCGGGACAGACCGAATGTATCAAGGCGCCTCTGTTGAATACGCGTCAAAAGTTACCCAAGTCTCACTGACAGAGCACCAATATGTGGCAAGTGGAGATCTTGATGAGCTGTTCAGCGGCACGACCCAAAGCGGCGATATTATCACCTTTGATGAACCGGTCTATGGTCTTACTGCCTCCGGGTTCACGATACAGAGCCAGGGCGCGAACTTTGCAAAGCTATCTGCCGGTAACGGAACTCTAAAGGGACGGAAATATAAACATAACACCCGAGAAATCATCAAAACCGTATCTTCCGCATCTGAGCCTAACATAAAGGCAGTGAAGGACGCTACGCTTGTATCGCTGGTAAATTCACAAGCTGTTTCAAACAACCTTGTAAATTACCTAAAATGGAACCGGACAATTAAAACTAGTGTAGTTTACCAGGGTGAAATTCCGGGGGATCTTATATCCACATGGGACCCATTCGACAAGACATCTGTGGATGTTTGCATTCAAGAAGCAGACATAATATTGTCGAATACGATTAAGGCAAACGAAAAAATGCTAGTCGGATTTACCCCCATCAGGCAGGATAATAGTCAGACCTACGATGAGCACGAACTCCTCATAGGATCTGGGACCTGGACTGTACCGGATGGTGTTAGTGAGGTTGAGGTGGTCGTAATTGGCGGCGGCGGAGCTGGCTATGATGGGAGTCCTGGAGAGGCTGGGCCCGGCGGCTCTGGGACTTGGGGGGAAAGCCTGCGGGACGGAGATACAATTAACTTAGATGGCGTAGCCGTTGGAAGCAGCAAAAGCGCATCAACAAATTGCTCCACATCTCAAAGAAATACAGATCCAGGAGAAGGTGGAGAGGGCGGTTCGGCTGGTACACCAGGAAAGGTTTATCGAAAAACCATTTCAGTGACTCCAGGGCAAAAAGTCTCATACCAATGTGGAAGCGGAGGACAGTCCAATGGTTCCACCGGTGGAAATACGACATTTGGAAGTGTCTCGTCAAGTTCTGGATCATCCTCCGGATCAGGATATACAGACATCATTACAGGCGAGACATATGCAACAAGTGGAGTTTCTGGCGGGAAAGGTGGAAAAGGAGGAAGTGCTGGCTCTGAAGGTGAGTCAACAGGTGGATCAGGAGGCGGATATCCAAATTCTCGGAGCATCAACGAATCTGATAACCCAAGAAACTATGGATCGGATTACAACACGGAAAGCAATGTGAGTGTGTCTGGAAATGCAGGCGGAGCCGGCGGCGGTGGAGCCGGTGGAGACTCCGGAAGCATTAATGGAGGCGATGGAGGGGATGCAACCGCTCCATCCTTCAGCTATGATCTTGATGTATCTTATGCGCAAATTAGGCTCACGCCTTCACGAGGTGGAAATGGAGGAACTGGGGCTAATGGTTCGAACGCGAGCAAATATGGATCATCTGGATCTGGAGGCGGTGGAGGCGGCGGAGGTGGCGGAACTGCATCTTCCTCCATCAACGCAAGCGCAAGTTCAACGTGCGAGGTCCTTAGGCTTACAAATGAACGACACATTGTACAATCTTATGTAACAAGCACTGACTCAAAGCCAGGCTCTGGTGGAGCCGGTGGAAAAGGTGGAGCTGGCGCGGATGGCTGCATCATCCTGTATTACGGTGTTACGACTCCAGTCCAGGACGGCCAGCTCAAGGACAAAAACGGCCTGATGCTGCTGGACAAGTACGGCAGACGGCTCATCGTATAGGAGGGTAGACATGGCAACGATTGAAGAACTGAGCGCCCAGGTGGTGCAGCTCAGGGAGGAAGTGGAGCAGCTGCGGGGGCAGATAGCCAATGCGGGAGTCAATGCTCTGGCCGCGGCTCCGTCTGGCTACTACATGCTCAAATACAGCGGCGAAGAGATAGACACGAAACTAGGCAAGATTTGATGGAGGTGATCGCTGTGCTCTATATGCAGGACTGGCATATTTGTGTCCCGGCAGATTTTTCGCTTGGGTTTGAGGGGGACAACAATGCCGTTACCCTGGAGATCAGCACAGATCTTTCGGACGGCTGGGACCTGAAGGTCGATGTGGCAAAAGATGGAGAGAAAAACATCATCCAGCTCAACCGCAGAGATAACGTCTACTATGCGCTCCTCACCTCCTCCATGCTGGCGGATGATGGGGTCTACGAGATGCAAGTGCGTGGGACATTGGGAGATCAGGTCCGGCACAGCAATATTTTCCTATCCCATGTGCATAACTCCATCAACGCCACAGACGCCTTCCCCCCTCCCCTGCCCTCTGAATTTGAGCAAATGGAGGACAGGCTCACCAGCATCAACAACAATCCGCCCCAGCCCGGCGAGAATGGATACTGGCTGATCTGGGACCCCGATGATATGGAGTACAAGGAGTCTGATATCCCTCTCCCCTCGGAAGGTGGGACTGTTGGGACCACGGATTACAATAAGCTCAAAAACAGGCCCAGCATCAACGGCGTGGAACTGATCGGGAATAAAACATCAGGCGAGCTCAAAATACCGGCAGGAGAAAAGGGTGAGAAGGGCGACCCGGGACCAGAGGGACCTGCTGGACCAAAGGGGGACCCGGGACCGACTGGACCGCAAGGCCCAGAGGGTCCAGTTGGTCTACAAGGGCCTAAGGGAGATACCGGCGAACAAGGCCCAGCCGGCGAGCAAGGACCTCCGGGAGAGCGTGGACCGGAAGGCCCCCAGGGCCCGAAAGGCGACCAGGGCGAACAGGGAAAGCAAGGACCCAAAGGAGACCAGGGAGAACCCGGCCCACAGGGACCCGCCGGAATAGACGGGACCTCATTTGTGGTAAGAGACCGCTTTGATACACTGGAGGAACTGAAATCCGCCCACCCCATTGGCGAGCCTGGGGATGCTTATGCGGTGGGCTCGGAAGATGACAACACGATCTACATCTGGTCGGAAGACCTGATGAACTGGAAGAGCATCGGCAAGCTCCAGGGGCCAGCGGGACCGCAGGGCCCGAAGGGGGAGCAAGGACCAAAGGGAGAGCCCGGGGAACAAGGAGAGATCGGCCCGAAAGGCGATACAGGCCCCGCCGGTCCGCAGGGCGAGCAGGGTCCTAAAGGCGATAAGGGAGAGCCTGGGGAGACAGGTCCAAAAGGGGATGTGGGCCCAGAGGGGCCGCGAGGCCAGCAAGGCATCCAGGGCCCTCCCGGTGAGAAGGGAGACACTGGCGACCAGGGTCCGAAGGGAGATCAAGGAGAGCAAGGACCTGAAGGGCCTGCTGGAGCTCAGGGGCCCATTGGGCCAGAAGGTCCCAGAGGGGAACAGGGCCCACAAGGGGAGCCCGGTCCGAAAGCAGAGCCGTTTTCGGTCTCACTCCCTGCCAGTGGGTGGATCGAGAATGAGCAGATAGTGAGCAACGACCTGTTCAAATCCAGTGGCTACGCATATCTGGCAAACCCTGATTCAGATTCCTATCTAGCGTGGGTCTCTTCGCAAGTTCGTCCGAAGGATGAGGTCACAGCGAATGGATATGCGGTGTTTATCTGTGCGGAGGCCCCTGCGTCAGATATCACAGTCAACATCATCCGCATGGAGGTAAAAGATGGGCAGTAAATTTTTGACAATGGTTGGCGGCGGCGCAGGAGGCGGAATCAAGCTGGAGAGCATTTCCATCACCACACCGCCTGAGAATATCACATATCTCCCCGGAGAGGTCTTTGACCCTGCGGGGATGGTGGTTACGGCGTCGTACTCCAACGGGGCCACCCTGACGGCCACCGGCTGGACCTACTCTCCCAGCGGAGCACTGCCGGAGGGGACAAGTGAGGTGGAGATCATCTACACCGAGGCCGGGGTGACAAAGACCGCCGTGCAGGCCATCACTGTGGAGCGTGGGACCATCTCTGTGCCCACGGTATCCGGGAGTCTTACATACAATGGACAAGCCCAGAGCCCCACCCTGACGGGCTACGATGCAGACAAGATGGCCCTGTCCGGCGACACGTCCGGAACGAACGCTGGGAGCTATACGGCGGTGGTCACCCCAACAGAGCAGTACAAGTGGGCGGACGGGAGCACGGAGGCAAAGAATATCCAGTGGTCTATTGCTAAGGCCACCACCAGCATCACGTTTGACCCGACATCTGTGAGCCTGGATACCTCCACCACATCTCAGGCGGTGTCTGTCACCTACACGGGGGACGGAACTCTGTCCGCACAGTCTGATAACTCCGGTGTGGCTACAGCATCCCTGGAGGGCACCACCCTGACAGTAACAGGCGTGGAGACCGGCAACACGGCTATCCAGGTATCGGCCAGCGAGGGGACAAACTACACGGCGGCCAGCGCCTCTCTGAGCGTGGCGGTGCAGTTTGCGATTATCATTCCGGTGGTTCCAACACAGAGCGGAAGCCTGACATACAAACCATATACGTTGCAAACAGTATCATGGAACAACTACGACCCGGATCAGCTGACCATTGGAGGGAGTGTCAAAGGCACCAATGCAGGGACTTACACCGCAACATTTACTCCTAAGCCCGGCTACCAGTGGTGGGATGGGACTACGGAGACAAAAAACGCGACGTGGACGATTGGGAGGGCACCTATTGTAGTTTCATTTTCTCCAAGGTCAAGTCCAAGTTCCCCGCTTGTATTAGGAGCAAACAATAAAACGGCTGTTGTATCGGTGCAGACTAACGCTGAATCAACAACATTTTTTATCGAGTCGCAGCAAAGCAAAGAGTACATAAGTACAAATGTTGATGTTGATTCTGGCACCATTACGATAAGTGCGCTTAAAAGCACCAATAGATTAGCAGCGAATTCCACAGTATTTTATGTCCATATTAGCGCAGGAAGCAATTACACCAGCTCCGCCCAAGGATATTATGTCCGTGTCGAATCCCTCACCTCCGTCTTCGGCGTCTCCTGGGACAGCTCCAACCCATCCACCGCCCTGACCCGTCTGACCAAAGCCAACGATCCCAACAAGCTGGTCACTGTGGACATCACAACCGAGCCCGTACCCGCAGTTGGGACAGGCTCAGGCTCCTCACCATTCGACAACTACATGCCGTGGATGGGGATGGAGGAATGTACCTTAAATAATGCAACCGGAAAAGTTTCATCCAAGAAAGGTGACCCTGGATTTAAAAGGACAAGCATAGATAGACCCGTAATGGTAAAAATCCCGGAGTTTTACTATAAAATCGAAAGGGTAGGAAGCATCTTCCGATATTACATTGCGGATGGGCCAGTAGACGGACTTTCTTTGCATCCGGGGAGCGGTGATAATTATTTGGCGAGGTATGAGGCCGGTGAAGCATCGTCAGGTACACTGGGGTTTATTCTTGCCAGCTATTCCGGTACGACCCCGAGTGTGAGCAAAACAAGAAGCACATTCCGGGATTACGCCAGAAACATGGCCTCCGGCTTCCAGCTCCGTGACATCGCCGCATGGTGCGCCTATGATTTGTTGTATCTGGTCGAATACGCCGATTGGGATAGTCAAAAGAAGATAGGTCAGGGGATCGTCAACGACACAGCCGCCCACAAAACCGGCGAGACTGACGCCATGGTCTATCATACCGGAAGAGCACACTCAGGTGATAATGCTGCGGTGCAGTATCGGGGCATCGAGAACCCGTGGGGGAATGTCTCGGAGTTTATCGATGGCATCAACATTCTAACCCAGGTCGCTTTCATCTGCACAGAACCCGAGAGTTATGCTGATGACACCAACGACAATTACAAATCCTGTGGCTTTACTACTCCGGACTCCGGATTTATTAAAGAACTTGGGTTTAGCTCCAGTTTCCCGTGGGCACTCCTACCTGATACATCCGGTGGTGGTAGCTCCACCACCTACATCCCAGATTTCGTGTACTCGAGCCTTGGGGAAAGGGTGCTTAATGTTGGCGGGCACATTACTAGTGGACAGGAAGCTGGGGTGTTTTTCTTCCATGCTGGAGTTTCTTCATTAGGAAAAAGCGATAAGATTGGTTCCCGCCTCCAGTTCCGGGAGGTGAAAGCATGAGAGTAAGAGGCGATAACAACCCCGGCACGTTCTCCATCGAGGCAATGCCCAATAAACCCGGCTGGTGTCTGGTGCGGTTCTATGAAAACGCCCAGGAATATACAGAGGAGCTGGACGAGACCACCATCACGGGCTGGGAATACGACGAGTATCACCTGGAACAGCCCACCATCTCCCAGGAGGATATCGAGGGCAACATTGAGGTCTATCTGAGAGCGGCAAAGGAGAACGAGGTCACCCCAGAAAGCTGCCTTGGGGATGTGGAGAAAAACAAGGCAGACAAGCAGGAGGTCGCCGCAGTATGGGACAGCATGGCGGCGGCGTACCAGGAGGGGGTGCAGAGCGTATGACAACCAAAGATTTGGTCCTCAGCATAATGAGGTCCCAGGGTGCGGCAGACGCTCTTGACCTGCGAAGCCGGGCCCCCGATCTTGATGGAACAGCCATCATTGCTGAGGAGAGCAAGACCCCCGTATTTGACCCGGAAAAGAATTATAGTCTGTGGCCCATCGGGGCCCCTGTGAGGGACGGTGAGCAGGTGTACAAGCTCCTCCAGCCCTACAACGCATCTACATGGCCTGACCAGAGGCCGGCTGACCTCCCTGCCCTGTGGTCCATCTGCCACACGAAAGACCCCGCCAGAGCAAAGCCCTATCAGGCCCCCAACGGCACCAGCGGCATGTACATGACTGGGGAGTGCTGTGTGGATGGCGGCGTAGTATATCGATGCCTGACGGACAACACCGTACATAGTCCAACAGATTACCCGCAGGCGTGGGAAAGGGTATAAAAAATCCCCCCCTGTATGGGTAAGAATACAGGGGGGCGCATCCGATTGTCGAAAAAAGGGGGTAACCTTTTCTGAATTGGGAGCCGGATGCAACGCCAGTATAGCACATCAAAAGAGGGCCCGCAAGAGGAGAACAAAAATTTTGTCGAAATGGATACTAATTCTTAGGGGTGACGCAATGGACTTTATTGTTGGAATTTTGGGCGCTGGAATTGGGTCCGGCACGATGGCCATTCTGCTTGCCTACTTAAACCGCAAGTGGAATAAAGCGGACAAGCAGGACGAAAAGATGGATGCTGTTGTGGATGGTCTAAAGGTCCTCACGGTGGACCGAGTCAGGTATCTAGGGAAATCCTACATCAGCAGTCACGGCATATCGCTTGAGGACAAAGAAAACCTCCAGGAGATGTACCGGGCATATAAAAAGCTGGGCGGGAATGGGCATCTAAATACAGTCATGGATGAAGTGGAACGCCTCCCCATCATGAGGAGGGAAGTATGAGCACGCAGATGATCCTGG